GTATATGTGAGGCTTCTACGATCTCTGAATGGTCTTTAGAATAGATTATTTGGATTGCTGCTTGACCCATCATTTTATAGTCGTAACAAACCTTTTTCATACAGTCTTTATTGAATAGACTTTTCATCTTTTCATACTCTGTAGGTTTGCTTTCTGAATCGGTAGCTTCTAGCCCTTTCCCATATATCATTTCTGATATTCCGTTTACAGCAGCATTATTTGTTGGAGACCCATTATATCTATCTATAAGATACTGAAAGTACATATTGTCATCACCGTATCCTACCCAATCATTTTTTTTAGATTCAACAACTTCTGGAGCTGTATAGCTAGATAAGCTAACAACGTGAATGCCGTCTTTAGGCTTTGGTAGCGGTTGAGGTTGTCTTTTTGGTATTCTCTTTCCCATTATAGTATAATAAATTCATTATCGTAACTGTCCTCTTCTGTATATACATCCTTATTAACAAAATACTTCTCTAGATTAGACTGATTTGTAGCGAATATCAATCCTCTATAAATCTCCTCATCATCAGAAGCGGATACTTCTACGCTATATCTATATAACGTATCCACAGTTAATGTAAATGTTCCTGTGAGAACCATATATTGTCCCTCGTCAGTTTTTGTTGGAGTAACTGTAACTGTTTTGTTAGTGTCCTTATTAGTTAATTTAATAACTGGATCACTCGCATCTTTACGAGGAATTATTTTAAGAACTTGACTCCCTGTTGTTGGTAATATATTCATATACAAAATAACTAAACGACAGTCGTTTTGTTTTTACAAGATACAAAAAAAAGGGGCATAAAGCCCCTTAATTATACTACCCTATTTGATTAGGGAGTTCGTTTAGTTGAAGGAGAATCAGTTGCACTACTCATTCCAGCGAATGGATCAGCAGCAGTAGCTCCAGAAACGAAATTAGGAGGTGTTACCTCATTTGCAGTAAGAGTCAAAGTGTAACCTTGAAGGTCTCCCATCGCAGTTCCTGTTACCATTGTACCTCCAGTAACTTCAGCACCATGTTCTCTACCTACCAAAAGTAAGCTCCCATCAAAAGTCTCTACGAAAACGTGAGGTCTACCAAAAGCCATCAACTTTAGCTCTTTGTTATCCTCTTTTGTTAGTTTATGTAGAGTTAAATTCACTACAGACTCAAAGAATGTTGTACCATTCTCTAAAGAAGTCTGAATATTAGTTTCTAAAGAAGAGTTGCCTTTTACATCGTATGTGTGGTAGTCAAAAGTTCCATCCATATCTGTTACTTCGTCATCAGTAAGGGTAATATCCCCTAAATCTGCAAAGTCAACAAAATGAATTTTTCTAATACCACCAACAGCATCCTTACAAGGTTTCGCTCTTCCTCCAGTTAAATCACAAGCCATAATTATAAGTATTAAAAAAGGGCAGGTAGGCTCTAGGCTCACCTACCCTTTAAGTTAGTTAATCAGTTATTAGTTAGCAGAGTTAGTGATACCGTATGTTACGATGTCAGAAACAATTCCATATTGTACACCTGCTGTAAATCTCATTACGACTCTCACATTTTGAGAACCATCAAGATCAGCCATATCAATAACTTTTACTTCGTTGTGGTCAGAAAGTAGACCTGTACCAAAGAATAAGTTAGATTTTTCAGCAGCTACGGCTGTGTTATCAGCAAGACCATTAGCAACAAATAGCTTCACACCATCAAAAGAAAGTGATCCGTTATTCCACCATTGAGTACCTTGATTGTTTGTACCAGCAGCACCTAATCCAGAAGCACCAAACCCACCCAAAGCTCTTACATAAGCTCTAGCAATATTTTGAGAAACATATACAAATAAATCTTCGCTTCCGTAAAGAGCAGAAGGAATAGCATCAACGATTGATCCTAATTGAGCAACAACATTAGATGAATCTACAGTTGTTCCTGCAACTTCTTGTCCAGCAGGTAAATCAGCATCTAAAGCAATTTGAGTCGTAAGACCGTTAAATTGTCCATTTGTAGAAGTATCTCCTGTCCAGATTGAATTCTCTGTTCTTTGAGCAACTTTAGCTGCAACGTGACCGATTAAGAAATCGCTAAATGCAGGAGGTAGATCGCTAAATGCAGAGTATCCCATTTGTACAGCTTCCCAGTCAGATACGAAATCTTTCTTACAAAGCTGTAGATTCACTTGTTGTTCTTCTGGTTGAAGAATTCTTTCAGTAAGAGTTAATGTAGAAGTAGCAGAGAAATCACAAGTTGCATCCTTAACGATATCGTCAGAAGATACTTTCTTGATTACTTCCTTTAACTTTACATTAGGTTTTACTGTAATACCACCATTAGAAATGGTAGCACCCTCTAGCAAGGCAGCAGCAATATATTGACCTGCAAACTCACCAGCATAGGTTGTAGTAATTGAAGTAGTAGTAGCCATTTTTATTTAATTTAGACGTTTATTTATTTTTACTTATTCTAGCCATCACACGATCAAAAGTGTTAATGGGTTTGTTTTGTCCATACTGAAAGTCAAATCTTCTAGAGTTTGCTTCTTCTGGGTTATGTTTGATTGCTTCAGCAGCAGGTTCTTTAGAAAGTTCTTTTACTTGCTCTGATAGAGCTTCTTTCTCTTTCTTCATATAACCCATTTCTTCGTCAATCATTTTCTTGATAGCTTCAATTTCAGCCTTCATAGCCCCCATATCTGCCATATACTTTTCCTCCGAAACATATCCTTTTTCAAGTTGTGTTTCTTCTTCTGCCTCCAATTCATCTTCGGATGCTTCTACTTCTGAAACTTCAGGAGCTTCTTCGGTAGCGACTTCTTCAGACAACTCGGTAGTAGTTTCCTCTGTAACTTCCTCTGTTGTCTCACTTACAGCTTCTACAGCCTCTTCTTGAACTTCCGTTTCTGAAAGCTCTTGTGGAGTTGGCTGCTCATCTGATAGTTTAGACAACTTTTGGAGAATCTCATTTAAAATAGTTGTCGCACTCATAATAATTATTAAGGTTTATAAAAGTAATT